CTCTTGAATTTCTTCCTGTTCTACTTCTTCCTCTACAGCTAATGCTTCTAAAGTTTCGTTTACTTGCTCTTCTACTGGTTCTTCTTGGACCTCAGGGTCTACAATTTTACTACTCATGCTTCTTACCTCCGTCTTTTAAGATTATGGGGGTTATAAAAATGTTAGAGCTGGTACTAATCCAGTTGTTCTAACGCTAGTTTGGTAGCTTCCTCTAAATTAATAAACATATTTAGGAAAGATACCTGACCTCTACGTAAGTGTAGAGTCTTTTCATCTTCAATGTCATAGATTTTTTCAAGTGACTCTGCTAGTTTAGTGTACTCTTCTAACAATACACGCCAGCCATCATGTTGAATCATGTCTAATCGTTGTTCTAATATTTCTCTATCTGTCATCCGTTCATTGCCTTAGACAAATTAAGTATAGTTTCTGAGTTTAGATGTTCTACTTCAGGTACATTACGTGCAGTTTCTGACTGTATACCTTTTATTCTTACCATCTTCTCAGCTAATTCTAATTGTTTCTTAGCCAGTGCTTCATTAGATGACTTATCACCTGCATCTACTTGTAGCTTCTGTGCTTCTGCGTATAACTTATTAATGTCTGCTTTAAGTTCCTCTAGTTCAAGCATAGACTTTTGCATTTCTATTTGTTTTATCTGCTCATCTTGAGGATTAGGTTGCATCATTTGGTTGATTGCTTGTACTAATTGTGTTCTATTTGCTAGTGATGAGTTCTCAAATATACTCATTAAGATAACATAGAACGCAGGAGAACCTTGTGGAGTCATAGATAACAACTGTACCATCTGTGTTGTTTCTAATTCCTTAGCCATAATACCTAGACTACTGTAAGGTTTAAACTTAAAGTCTACTGCTGGATATCTTTCGTTATCAAACTGTATCCTTCTATATAAAGTTTTATTAATCATAGGAATCAAGAATGAATCTTGGAAATTCATTAGTGTTCTCTTCTGACGTTTAATAGATGCTGCTTGGAGCATTGACATACCACTAGCAGTTCCATTCCGAGGATTGGAAAAGTTACTGTTAGCTGTGTCCATAGCACCAGTACCCATCTGAACCATGCGTTCTAGCTCTGCTGCTTCGGTAAAGGTCGACTGGGATAGACTACCAAAGTTCAGTGGCATTAGAACGGATTTAGGGTCACCATTAGTGAGGATAGTCTTACCGGGACGGACATCGAATTTCGTTCCACGTGGTAGACGAGTGGCGTCTAAACCCATCATTGGGTGTGTCGTGAGTGCTAAGGCGTCAATACGAGCTCTCAGTTCAGCATCTAAAGCTTTCTGTGGATTAAATCCTTTTTCAGCTACACCCCTACCCCAGAACTTCGAGGGTACCCTGTCATTCTGATAGGAAACAAACGGTCTATCATTTAACATGTATGGGTTTTCTGCTGCTCTTAGTACGCAATCATCATTAGCAATTGTAACAACAGCTTCGACTAACTCATCATCATTGTAATCAAACTGGTCTACACTACTTGAGTTACCACTAAGAAATCTTTTAGGAACTAATCCCCAATATTCTACAATCTTTACTTTGTCATCTTCATCAGAGTCACTAAACTCTTCATCAAAGCCAAAGTCTGCTTTGTCATAACTACCTAATGGCATATCATTGTATATACCATCCTTCATTCCCTTAGTAATCATGTATTTAGGTTTGATTACTATGTGGGCGACACCTAATGCTTCATCTATTGTAGCAGCTGTAGGGTCAATAACAAATTCTTTTGGTGATACTGATTCTAACTTAACACATGTGTAAGGTATTTCCTGTGTTTCAGTCATAGTAGTCATAGTACCCGGAATAGGTACCTCAGTTGCTACCATTTCCATTTTATCCTGTACTAATACCTTACCAATACCTGTACCAAATATGGCACCGTTAAGTAAACACTCTGCAATAGCGTCCTTAACTCCATCCTTTGTTAAATCTTCATGGAGTAAGTTACGTATGTACTCTGCGTCTTGTTTGTTTTCGTCAAGGATGTCATCTTCTAGGTCAAACCAACGGTTACCTCCAAAGATTGCTTCCTCTAATTCTGCTACTGTGGCTTCAATAGCCTGTGATGTGGCTGGAGAAATTAGTTTACTCTTCTCTGACTGCCTTGTTCTGTCATCGTTTGCCCAAATACCACGCCATAACCTGTAATATTCGTCCCACTTAGACATATAGTTAGAGTTTCTGTGGTCCTCCCACTGGTCTACTCTATCTAACACCCATTCTCTTAACTGACTGTGTGGACTATCTAGGTAATCTTTCTCATCCATAAATTAATATCCTGCTATTGCGTCCATTGGTTCCCATTCATCTAACTCTATGCTGCCTGCGTAGTCTGCTACACTAACTTGGTCTATATATGCAAGACTATCCAGTAAATCATCATGGCTAAGAGGGGAAGGGAAGTCCATCATTTGGGAAATAAAGTGGTCATTCCAACTTGCCTTTCTAAATTTTATCTTACCATGCTCTAGTCGTCCTTGCAGCGACCATGTAATTCTATCTATCTTTCTTTTACCGCCATGAGTTACATCTGTTATGTTAACCCACCTACCGTTTGTTCTCATCTCATCTTCGAGATAAGGCATGATTGCGTTCTTTAACGCTCCGGCTTCAATTCCGACAGTAGTTGCTTGACTTTCAATTGCAGCCTGTAATATTTTATAAGCAGTTTCTTTAATACCCCATCTACCATGATATATATCCTTTACTAACCATTCATCATTAACAATCTTAACTACTGATATTGCTGTTTCGTCTAACTTACTAGACTTTAAACCTCTTTCTTTACTTGCTGCTTCAAATCCTGCTGGGTCTACTGATACTACATAGTGACCTATTGTACCTTCCGCAAAGTCTGCCTCATCATCGACGTACTTAATCCATTCTTCCTTAAAGATTCCTCCACTGAAGGACTCAAAGGTGGCTTCAAATTCCTGTCTAAAGGCTTGAGTAGACATTGTGCTCTTTGCAGCAGCGATTTCTTTGGGGTCCAGTAATGGATTGTCCGTAGAATTAAATTGAAATGCTTGCCAGTCATCGTCTTGAAGTGCTTCTATGTATAGTTTATAAAAATGATTCTTTCCTGCAGGAGTACCAATAAACATAGCACCACCTTTTACATCTGCAAGAGTAGGTCTTAAAATCATTTCCCACACTTCAGGTTTCATACTAGCATATTCATCGAGCACTACGTACTCTAATCCTACGCCCCTCAAAGTATCTGGTCTATCTGAACCTTTAAGGTATATCTTTCTGTCGTTGACTAAAGTTAACACTGCTGTGTTTTCGTGAGCAGCTTTTATAACATCCTGCCCTAACTCCTTTAGCATACCCCACATAATATCTTTTGATTGTTGGAATGTGGGACCAACGTAAAACACGTCTTTGCTTTTGCTTTGTAGTGCTTTGATTAATAAAACCCAAGCAGCTAACCTTGACTTACCAAATCTTCTTCCTGCTGAAATAACTTTAAAACGAGCCGGAGATTTAAATATCTCCATCTGAGCATCGTGGAGAGAAACTTTAATATCAGCCATTAATCGTCTATAGCTTCTATTACTTCACCTTCAAAGGTAGCTTGTTCCTCTGCTTCTTGCTTTTCTATAGCCTTTACGGATTCAACAATAATATTTATTCCTAAATCCTGGTGTTCATGTTTTATTTCAACAGCTTTATGTGCTGGAACAATTCTATCCATGCACATCTTTAAACAATGTCTATCACCTTTTAAGGCTAACTCAATAACCTTGTCCACAATTTCTGGACCTCTTGCTGATAATACTTCTCTGCTTAAAGCTGTATATTTGTTTACTGAACCTACGGGTCTGCCTGCTGGATTCAATGATGGCATGCCCTTGTATAAATTGGGATTACCTGATTTCTTCTTTGTTTCCTTTGGCATACCTTTGTCCTGTTAAAAAAGGGAGGTTCTATACCCCTATTATACCACGCTTTGCTGCACATTGCAAGAACTTTCCCACAAATAGCCACAAATTGTACCTTTGGATTAGTAAATTTGTAATTACATTGTAGGTCCAAATCCTGTTTCATGTGCTATTGAGCCTATCTGCGTAGCAGGTGGTCGCCCATAAGGGGCCCCCCATAGCCATGACTAGCTAGAATTTGCCATTAATGGTGGAAGGTGGCAAGGGTGGAAGGTGCCATTATTAGCCATGCGTGGCAGTGGTGGAAAATGTGAGATAAAAGTGGGAGTGATTG